CATTCCAATTCCTTTCTAAAGACCAAGAGGGGGCAAGGGCTATGCCCCCTCTCAGCGACTTAGTGGGCTTACGCCTTGTTGTTCTTGAATGCGCCAGCGCCAACCTTAGTTGCGATTGCGCCGAAGCCGTAGTAACCGATGGTTACTTGACCCGCTGCTGTTGATTCCGCGCGTAGGCGGTAGGTAGGGCTCTCATACCATGTGTATGCATCTGGGTTAACGATAAGGATTGTTCCATCGCCATCGCCACCGTTTGTTGGATCGACATAGAGGTTAAGTCCTGCAACATTACCTGTTAGTGATGTTGGAGCTACTTGACCGCCAGCGTTCATTGGCTGTGATGCTGTGTAGATTGGGCGACCTGAATCGTTAAGTGACATAATGTTTGACCATTGTCCTGTTGATACAACCATGTTGCGAGCAAATGGGTTAGGTAGTCCTGCTGTTGCTCCGTAAACAGAAGCAGATCCGCGAGCAACAATTCCAAGCAATTCAGCTGCTGTTGGGTATGTTGCAACTGTTGTTGCATCAAGTGATGCGCCTGAGATAAGTGCAGCGTTTACTGCTGCGTTTGTTGTCTTTGCGTAAGCCGCTGCCATGTTGCGCACTAGCTCATCAAAGAATGCTGGAGAAGTACGATCTAGAAGTTCAACAGAGAATGTCTGTTGTCCAGCATACTTCTTAACTGTTACTGACAAGAACGCTGCGTTCTGATCTGTATCTGTAAATGCTGCACCTTCTGCAACTTCGCCGACTGCTGGCATTACTGTGATCTTTGGGATCTCAAAAGTCATACCGGCATCTGGAAGCACTCCGCGAGAGATTGCATCGATTGATGGGCGGATTGTTGTGCCAAGTGGGTTAATGATTTCATTTAATTGACGAGTTGGTACAAGACCAGCGTTGTCTGTTGTGTCATCTGCTGCAAGTAGGTATTGACGAGCTGACTCATCACCTAGTGCTGCACGAATTGTGTTCTCTGCATATTTAGCAGCTGTTACTTCAATGCGTGGCTTTGTGTAAGCCATTGCTGTGACAGTTGGGCGAGCAGCTTCGACCGCTGGTGCTTCAACTGGTGTTGCTTCGACTGCTGGAGTGGTGTTTTCCACGGTGGCTGTCTCGCTTTCTGTTGGTTGGGTTGATTCTTCTACAGCAGATTCTTCTGCTGCAATATCAGTAACTTGAGCTGACTTAAATGCTGGCTCAGTCACTAAACTTACTTCGACCAAGCGAGCAGCGGATACATAAGTCACGCCGTCCTTGATCTTTGATTTTAGAACTTCTGCACCGATGCTTAATCCTGATTGCAATCCTTCTTCTGCAAGGATTAGGGCTTCTGTGCCGCGCTGTGAGCGACTTACAGAAAAGACTGCATCGATTGAGTTCTCTGACTCTGAGAAACTGACTGCACGACCCAAAGGCTTCTTGGAATCGTGTTGATTTAATAGTTTGATTGTTTTAGGATCTGGGATTTCGATTGATCCAGAGGCAAAGATAACTTTGCCCATGTTAGTAGATCCTGCTTCAATGTTAAGAGGCACGATCTTGCCTGAAATAGTGCGATTGGCTGAATCGGCTGTTAGTTCAGCTGCGAAGGTGATTATCTGGGTCATTCCATACCTTGACTTCCGTTAGGTGTTAGATCTGTCATTTCCATTGCTTGTTCTTGGGTAATAAGTTCAAGTTGTAATAGTTTTTCAATTACTGCCAGTTCTTGCATTGGATCTGTGCGCAAGAAGTTTTTGTCAATGTCAAACTTAACAACATTGCCACGAGCTGTGATGTCGTCCATCGATAAACGATCTTCGATAGCAGTAATGAATGGTTGTAAAGATAATGTTAAGAATTGCTTGCGCTCATCTTGCACATTTGCATAAGTCATTGAATTGTTCTGATCTGCTGAAACATAATAGGCAGGAACATTGCAAAGGCGGGCAATTTCGGTGGCCAAGTTAAAAATGGCTTCTCCGTACATCATTTCCTTAGGTGAAAATGAAACTGGCTTATATTCTAAAGTGCTAGTCAAATAAGCAGTTGATCGATTGTTGCGAGCAGTACGCCAAGCAGCTAGTAAACCTGAAACTTCTTTAGGATCAAGATCCGCACCGGTATTCTTAATATAACCAGTAGCCATTGGAGTTGATGCAGCAATCGCTGCTGCCTTTTGAACATCGATCGCCGCGCGAATTGTTTGAATGCCTGTTGTTAAAATGCCGGGCAATAGAGATTGGAAAGTAATCAAACTACCAAGACCGTCCATTGGTAATGTCATTCCATCAACTGCATAAGACTTAACAAAAGTGTTAGTGCTGTCTAGTGTTGCAGTTACGCGATTATTTGCAATCCACTCGAAGCGAGATGGGCGACCATCTTCATTGTAAACTTCAACGACCTGCCAGAAAGCTTGCGAATATAGAAGCAAACTTTCAACGGTGTAAGCGATCGTGACGGATCGAGGCTGAGAATATGAAGGCTGCTCTAACCAGACTGGTGAACCAAGTTCTTCATTAGTTGATTTTCTGTAAAGCTCTAATGGGATTGCGCCGATAGTGCCAGCTAATAAATTGCGGCATCTTTGCAACGCTGGTACGGAAAGAGCTTCTTCTCTACTGACGAATGCATATTGAAACGGCATTGCATAAGGTGAATACTCACCTAAAACTTGTGGGGCATACTGCGCTTCGACAGACGACTTTTTAGAAGGTGATTCTGCTCGCGAAAATATACCCATGGCCTAAATGATAGCACAACCTAGACAGATTGCTAGTATTTGTCAAGTTATGATTTGTGGTTTTGGTTGAGGGATCATCAGCTTCGATACGACCATTGCCAAGCCAATAGGGGCTGAAATATCTCCAGCAGACTTTCGCTTAATGATTCGCCATGCTGAATCATTGACTTTAGCTGCACAGTTGTTCATCTGCTGGATCAGTTCTGCTTGGCCATTATGGACTACTCGATGGTTTACTAAACCTTCCAAAAGGTCGCCACAAGCTTTGTAAAACTGCTGTCCTGAAATGTCCTCGGTCATTACTCCAGCGTTGCTTAATCTATCTGCAATGGTCTGGGTTGCGTACTTGTCAAAACAAACAACACGCGGCTTATAAATGTCGCACCAGCCTTTGATTGATGCTGCCATCTTGAGTTCATCGATGGCCACTTGTGAGCTGTAAGTTTCTAAGATCCCGATGCCAATCCGTCCATCTGGCAACAGTTGTCCTGCGACTAATGATCCGTTCCGCCTTGACGGACTGACATCGAAACCGAATACAGTATAAGCCCCCGGACTCATTTCCAGTGTGTTATCTGAAGTTTCTTCAAGAACGCCATGAGGCCAAGGACTTGACAGACTGTCAATCCACTGGCAAAGGGTTTCGGTTCTTGTATTTTCAATCGGACTGGTTGCAATAGCTTCTTCAATCGCTTCTTCAGTAATTGTGTAACCAAGGGAAGGGTTAGCCAAAGCCCATGCGCTGCGATCTGTGATCTTGCAATACTGAGGCGCGGAATACTCATAGAAGCCAAAAGACTTTGGTGGGTAATCGATAGCGCGTTCTCTAAGGTCATTAAGCACAGTGCTGAAAGCATCACCTGCATTCGATGTCAGCAGAGTTTGGGAATTAAAGTGGGCTCTGGTGGTTGGAGTCGCTGCCCGAAACCCATCTTCTGTAATCTCTCGAACTTCATCGATGTAAAGCAATCCATTGACAGATCTTCCGCGAGAGCCATCGCGAGTAGCTGCGACAACATCAAGTCTTGCCCCAGATAGCATCTCGATCGACTCAGTGCCGTTCGCGTGTCGGATCTGCTTGACGAATCCTTTGAGATGGTCATTGGTTTCTAATAGGTGAGTTACTTGCCTAAAAGTATCTAAAGCCATGCTTCGATTTGAGGACATGATCAGGACATTGGTATTCCACTTGATCAAGTGAGCAAGGATCAGCATTCGCGCTAAGTGAGTCTTGCCGTTCTGTCTAGCCACCAAGATTAGGTTTGTTTTGCGAATCCAGTTGCCCTTTTTGTCAATCGTGAGCATATCTTTAAGCACAAACTCCTGCCAAGGCATCAAAGGCATCTTTACAATCTCGCAGAGATCCTTAACATCTTGCAGCTTGTTTTCGCCTTTTAGAAGTGGACTGTGAAGCCTTGGTTTAGTTGCCCCTCGTAGGGCTTTGAATCTTTTGGGCTTATCTGTCATTGACTCGGACTAGGTCGGGTCTTAAAAGGACTGTCCAGCATCGGTTCGGACTGCATCGGGGAGATATTGCCAGT